TTGTTCTATTGTTTCTACGGGTATTACGTTATCACCGGACCCTAAAAAAGCACTTTCTAATTCTTGTGAAACCTTTCTTCTATCGTACTTAAGTTTTTTAACCATACTTTCAAACCAAGATGAACAAGGTTTATACCCTTTTTTAATTAACTCGTCGAATTTATCCAATTCTTTTTCGTGTAGAAACTCACTTTCTTTGTAATCTTCTCTATTAAGTAAAAAATGAACTATGTCTTTTGTTTTAACCCAAAAAAGGTCTTTTGTAAATCTTGGGTCGTTTTCCCAATGTAATTCTGAAATATGAAAACTATTTAAACCCTTAATAGATTGTTCATAGATTTCATAATATATTTTATCATATCCATTTGGTGTGGATATTACTATAACTTTACCACCAGTAGATAGTGAGGCCATACATGCAGCCCAAAAATCATCACCCGCTTCAATATAAGCAGCTTCATCAAAAATAAGAATTGTTGGGGTGTACCCTCTAAGAGCATCGACAGAAGTTGCAACTGCTTTAACTTCACAACCATTATTTAGTTTAAAGTGTTTTTGTGAATCTTTTTCTTTAGAGAATCCAACATTAATCCAGTCTGGCCATTGATTTAAAAACCCCCTCACTTTATTAGCAAACTCTGAAGCTGTATCTAATTTATTTGCGATTATAAGTATTTTTTCTGGTTTACTTTTTGAAGCGAATTGGAGTTTTTTAGATACCCAGGCTGCGGTAGCGGTAGATACACCCGCTTGTCTATATTTTTTAGTAATGTTATCATTATAATTATCAAAATTAGATAACATCATTTCTTGTTCCGGAAACAAATTAAAAGGTACATATCTAGATTGTGTATTGTCGTAAGTTTCTAAATAAGTTTTTATTGCATAATTTGTATCCTGTAAACACCTAGCATATTCTTTTATTAACTCTTCTTGTGTCATATGCTATAAATATCGGAAAATTATTAACCCTTTACAAGTTATATAAAAAGTCTTTTTCTGCTTGTGTTAAAGAATCCATACCTGTTTTATTGATTTTATCTAATATAACATCAACATCTAATTCTTCTCTAGATTCTGGTTGGTCTATTTGTGGTGGTTCTGATTGAGTAACCTCTCCGGAAACATCCTCATAATCTTCTTGTTTTAATTGTTTGACGATATCATCAATCATTTTTTTAACCTGGTCTTTACCTTTTTGAGTACCTGATAGTATTTCTTTAGCTAGTGTTAAAAATTCTTCAGCTTCTAAACTTACAAACTTAAAATAAAAATAATTTTTAATTCTTTTTTGTTCCTCCATATCAAAAAAGTTATCTGGGTATACCTCTAAAAATTTTTCCCAAATTACTGGTCCTAATCTTAAATCCCACACTTCTGCTGGTAAAGTATCTTCCATACCTATCACCTCATCAGCCATTTCTGGGTCGGATGGTAATCCATGAGCTGATATATACTCCATCACTCCTTTATATAATTCATGTACTAAAATAGGGAACATTAACCCGGTAGCTTTTATTGTTGGTGGGTCAGTTTCTAAGTCTAGTTCTTCTTTTCCAGCCATTGCAGATTCTGCTCCACCACTACCAATCATACCTTCCATGTCAGGCATTACCCAATATAATAAATCATTTACTGACATAACTATGGAATATAAACCCACTAAATCAGGGTTAATTTCATTTAGTTTTTCATTAACCAAATGGTACATATAATGAGCTTTCTTTGCTGAACCTTGTATTAAAGAATTTATAAATCTTCTTTTTTGTTTTTCTAAATCTAATTTTTGTAATCGTTTAGCTGCCTCATCCTCAATTTCAAAATTAGGAAATTCTGGTTCTTTTTTCTTCTTTTTTGGTGGTTTTGTTTGCATACCAGAAGTATCTGGTTTTTCTAGTTTTGCATCAAATTGTAAGTCTCCTTCAGGTATACCCATTTCATCCACCACTAATTCTACAGCTAAATTCTCTAAAGTTTCTCTGTTTTGGGATTCTATTTCCAAAATTCTTCTTGCTGCTTGCATTAACATAGGTTGTAAAGACATAAATGTTTGTGGGTCTATGTTTTCTACCCCCGTAGCATCTTTTACTTTTTGTACTACATCTTTAAATCTTTGTGATGCGATTAGTTCTTCAAAATTATCGGGAATACCATCTCCATCTACATCTGGAAATGCTTGATGTCCACCTAATGGGTGGTCTTGTGACCTTAATTTACGTTCAATGTCGGGTGACATTCTTTCTCTACCATCACCATAATCAATAGGTGGTGCTTCATTAAGTTTTTTCTTAGCCATGTTGTGTTAGTGCTTTACCTAAATTAGTTGATTTTAACCAATCTGGTAATGGTGATTCATTACCTCCAGCTTTAGGTTTTGGTTTTGTTTTAGGTCTTTCAAAAGGACCTCTTCTTTTCTTTTCACCTGGTTTGGTTGGGGCGATAGTAGGTGTTTTTACAGGTGCTGTAGTGGCTTCTGGTGCACCTATGTACTCACCGTCATCATCTCTATCTGTTTCACTCAGTTCCACTAGACCTAATGGATTACCATCTAGTTTAATATCACCTGCAGGACATATATTTAAATCTATAATCTTATCTGATTCATCTGATTTTAAATACCCATTTAAATGACCACTATCATCAAAATTATCTATTTTTACCTCCATTGGTGGAATCATTTCGTTACCTATACTAACTACCATATCAAACGAACTTTGTTGTGGGGCAGTAGTAAGTGTAAATGGATTGTCTGGATTACTTTTAATATCAGGGTTTACATATTCTTTAATTGTTTTTAAGAAATTTGATTTTGTTATAGTTGGTCTTTCATGAGTTTCTACCAAAGAAGTAATCCAATCTTCTAATATTTTTTGTTCGTCTACTTTTTCTGGTAAATTTTCATAATCTTTTTTGGTCATTTTAGAAGCTAATTTTTCAGCTGCTGCGGGATTAACAGCGTAAAGATATCTTTGTTGAGCTTTAGAGGCGAAGTCTTCCTCTACTTCTTTTTCCCTTAATAGTGGTGTCCCATCAATATCCACATCTGGGTTACCAGTGTCATCAGTCTCTATATCTTTTTCTTCTTCTGTTTCATATTCTTCATTCGTAGTTACTGTCACAGAGCCATCGTCATTAGGTGTTACTGTCCCATCAACCTTTAACCCACCATCATCCTGCTTCATTTTATCCACTTCTGATTTAGTATATGTTGTCTTTTTTACTGTACTTGTTTCAGCTTCGTTGAATAATTTTTTACTTAACTGGTTTAGTTGTTCGTCTGAAAACAAAGATAGGGTTCTGTGAGAGAACCCTTCATTTACAAATTTTTTGATTAAGTTTTTTCTATTTAACATATTCTAATGATTTATCAAATTTTAATATTATGTCTCTTGCGTATAACTTATCTTTTACTTTTTCTAATTCTTCATTAAAATGAAAAACTAGTCTTTCCTCGTCACCATTTTCATATTCATCTTCATATGTTTCCCACCCTAGAGCTATTACGTTGTCTAATGCGTGTTCCATACTAAAATAGTCAGAATTCTGTACTAAATCTAATTTTATTTTTGTACCTTTTAAAACCCCAACATTTTTTATATAATCTACTTCTGGTGGTCCCGGTTTACCATGAGCGGGAACACTGTCCCAATCTTCACCCCATAATTCTTCACCAGATTCCCCAAAAATAAATTCATAAATATTTTGCCCTTTATAGTTTGGACCTAACTCATTTATAAATAAAAGTTTCATTATTATTGTATTTCACCACCTTTACTAATAAAAACTTTTTCATTTTCTTTAACTAAAACTACCGTACCCTGTTTAGTTACGCCATCAAATACAAAACCTTTATTTTCTTTTAAAAACTTTTTTGTACCCAATTCTTGTTCTATAGACGAACAACTTTCTTTAATTTTTTCTTTTTTAATTATGGTGTCAATTTTATTTTTTAAAAAATCCTTAGGATTTTGTTTTTTAGGTTCACGTTTATCTATATATGCTTCTAAAATATTACCGACTCTTTTTTTAAGTGATTCCATAGCTATCATTTCCTCGTCCTCAACTTCAAGTTCATCATCACCCATATCTTCATCACCCATATCTAAATCCAACTCCTCATCATCCATTTCTAAATCTTCAATAGGCTCCTCATCACCATAATCGGATTCGTCTTCTTCAAATCTATCTAATATATCTTCTCTATCCTCATCATCTAGATTATCTAAATCTACCGCTGAGATAACAGAATTTATCACATATTTTATGTCTGCACTACCCATTTCTTCTTCAACATCACGAAGTTTTTGTCCTAACTTACCTGTTAGTTTTTGTATGGATTTCATAAAACCTTCCATGTCTTCTTCACCACCTTCATCTTCTACATCAACATCAACATCCATTTCTTCGTCACCCATCTCATCTTCCACATCCACATCTACGTCATCTACCGTGTCTTCACCACCTATATCAGCTACTTCCGTGTCAACAACTTCTTCATCACCACCTTCATTCGGTACGTTTAAAACAAATTTTTCTTGTTCGTCAACTTCTTTTTCTTCCTTATTAATATCTTCGTTAGAAACTACTGTTGTGTATTGTTCGTACATTGGTATCCCTTTACCTTCATTATGTTCTTCATTTAATGGTTTAAATATTAGATTCATTCTTTTAAGAGCCGCTCCATAACTTTTAAACCTGTCTCTTTTTTTATTCATAAATCCACTAACATAGTCCAATGTAGATTCATTAATACCACATTTTAAATAGTACCCATCTCTTTCCTGGATAATAGCGTAAACATTTCCGTCCGCTCCTTTTTTAGTGAATGAATTTGTTTCAGTGTGAAGTTCTGTGTTTTTATCTACTTCACCAAATCTAGAAATTTCTATGATTCTTTTAATCTTAGCATCTCCCGTTAATTTTTCACTTCCTATAGGTTTTAATTTTCCCATCTTAATTTATTTTTTAATTTATTTATTTTAACTATTTAATCCACCACCACCACCAATTATTACTGGTCTAAACAACCTATTTGATGGACCTCCTTCACCTAACGCGTTAATTGTGTTTCCTGTGTAAAACGCTGTGCCAGGAAATGTTGTTCCTGACATAGGACCAGAACAACTACAACTATAACACCAAAAAGTCACACCCGCTCCTGGGTCTGATGTTAGACTATTTGGACTTATGTTTATAACTGATTGTACTCCTGCGGCTACATACACATTTAAACCATCTATAACTACATCCTTTGCTGTGTCTGATTGCATCAAACTACACTTCCAATTAAGGTAAGTTGTTGACCTTCCCGAATATAATGCATCACCCGGAATAGGGGTAGTTGGGTTTGATAATCCTCCGTAATTTCCTCCAGCCATAATTAATTAATTATTTTTTATTTATTTATAAATATACCTAAATACTAGAAACTTTTCCTTCTACTGTAAGAGTTTGGTCAATTAATTCATTTTTTATATTATTTAATTTACCTAGATAGTCGTTTCTTCTTAAAAATTTGAATGTTAGGTTTTCATATGAGTACTCACCGTCACCTTTCAAACCACAACTTCTATACTTTTTTAACTTCTTTTTAAGTCTATCAATTCTATCTAAAACCTCTTCTGGTTCTTTTCTGTTTTTATCATCCTCAATAGAGTCTATCATATCCATCCATTGTCGTGCTTTTTCTAATAATTTTTGGGAATCTATATTAACCTCTTCTTCTTGTTTTGGTTCATTAATCCATTCATCTAGTAATACTGAATAAACACCACTAGCAAAGTGTGGTTCGTCGACATCTTGTACATATATTTCTACATCAAAATCTTTAACGTCTACATCTCTAATAGAATTCCATATAATTCTTCTACTATCTAGATATTTTTTTAGTAGGGAATTTTTGTCACCACCAAAATCTACTAATAAATGTAAATCCACGTCCGAAAAATCAGACCAATTAAAATTAGATAGGGAACCAGTTAGTGTTACATCATCAATATCCAAATCAACATCTATGAAATCTAAATAATCTTGCACTATTTTTAGTAGAGAATTTCTTATTTCTGGTTTCATTTTATAAGAGTCCCCTACTTTTTCCCAAATTTTAGAACTTAGTTTGTCTTTTACCTTAAAGCTTGATATGATTTTTTTATTATCCATATACTATAAATACAACAAACTATAACTATGACAGTTTGCGGTATTTATAGTTTCTAGATATATTTTTAGAAAAGTAAGAACCTTGGCTTTCTGCTTTTCTCATTTGTGTGAATATTTTTATCGGTACTTTTGTATATGAATATTTTCCCCCTTTTTTAAACTCAACAATTAATTCCTCAGTTTCTGTGTTATATTCACTTCCTTTGAGGTTAGATGAATCATATTCATTTATGATTAGTTTACCTGATATTTTTTCTTTTTTTACTCCCATTATCCTACTGGTGGTTGATTAATTGGATTTTGGTCTGGTGCAACCGGTGTTGTATTTCTTTCTATTTTTTGTAAAGATTGGTTCATCTGGTTAAATAATAATGACATATTTTTTACCTGATTATTAAGTTGTTCAATTCTTTCTTCTAAAACTAACACTTTCATTGGATTTTGTTGGAAGTGTTTAACTCTGTTCACCAAATCTTCAGGTGTTCTAAAATCTCTAGTAGGTAACCATATTTCTTCCTGCATTACAATAGTTGGTGTCATAGCTAAACCAGTAACTCTTATCAACTCATTCCATTCTTGTTGGTTTTCACCTGTTAATATTTCTTCGTATTTGATTTCATTCGTATCTAATACTTCCTTTACTCTTTTACAGTAGTGACATGTTGGGTTTGTATATATTTTCATAATATTTTTTTTTTAAACTTAAAAATTAAATTTGTTAAAGGAAACCTTTTAGAGTATTCCTTTAACAAATATATTTATTTTACCTCTTCAAAGTCAACATCGGTTGTTGTAGAATCTGTCTCAGATTGTGTATCTTCATTTTGTGTCTCTTGATACATTTGTTGTGAAACTTCTTGCCATTTAGTGTTCATGGACTCCATTAACTCATCAATTTTTACTAAATCTTTTTCTGTGATAGCTTTTCTAAGGTCACTAACTAAAGATGTCATTTCTTCCCTACTACTTTCATCAATCTTATCTTCATTATCTTTTAGTTGTTTTTCTGTCTGGAATGCCATACTATCAGCTTGATTTATTTTATCAATTTCCTCACGTTTTTTAGCATCTTCTACAGCATTTGCCTCTGCTTCTTTTTTCATTCTATCTATTTCCTCTTCAGATAAACTACTACCAGATTCAATTTTAATGTTTTGTTGTTTACCCGTTCCTTTGTCCACAGCTTTAACATCTATAATACCGTTTGCGTCAATATCAAAAGTAACCTCAATCTGTGGGATTCCTCTTGGGGATGGTGGTATGTCTGTTAGTTGGAATCTACCTAGTGTTCTATTGTCTGTTGCCAGAGGTCTTTCTCCCTGTAATACGTGTATGTCTACCGCTGGTTGATTATCCGCTGCTGTAGAAAATATCTGTGACTTAGAGGTTGGGATTGTTGTATTGGACTCAATTAACGGTGTCATTACAGCACCCATAGTTTCAATACCTAATGAAAGTGGAGTTACATCTAATAATAGTACATCTTTAACATCTCCCGCTAATACACCACCTTGTATTGCTGCTCCCATCGCCACAACTTCATCTGGATTTACACCCTTAGAAGGTTTCTTTTTAAATAATTTTTCAACAGCTTCTTGAATTACAGGAATTCTAGTTGAGCCTCCTACTAATAATATCTCATCAATATCAGTAACTTTTAGACCAGCATCTTTAATTGCCTTTCTACACGGTGTTAAACTTTTTTTAACTAATTCCTCCACCATTGATTCAAATTTAGCTTTAGATAGTGTACGGACAAGGTGTTTTGGTCCTGTATTATCTGCTGTAATATATGGTAGGTTAATTTCTGTTGTTGTTGAGTTCGATAATTCTACTTTTGCTTTTTCTGCCGCCTCTCTTAATCTCTGTAAAGCTGAAGCATCCTTACTTAAATCCATACCATTTTCTGTTTTAAACTCACTCAGTAACCAATCTATGATTTTTTCATCAAAGTTGTCACCACCCAGATGTGTATCACCATTAGTGGACATAACCTCAAATATTCCGTCACCAATTTCAAGGATAGAAATATCAAAAGTACCACCCCCTAAATCATATACAGCAACCACCTTATCTTCATTTTCGTTTAATCCATATGCTAATGCTGCAGCTGTTGGTTCGTTTATAATTCTTAGTACTTTTAGTCCGGCTATTTCCCCAGCTTCTTTTGTTGCATTTCTTTGTTCATCATTAAAATAAGCTGGTACAGTAATTACAGCTTCAGTAACTTTAGTTCCTAAATAATCCTCAGCTGTTTTTTTTAGATTTTGTAAAACTACGGCAGAAATTTCTTGTGGTACATAAGATTTATCATCCACCTTAACAGTTACTATATCTTTATTACCTTTAACAACATCATAAGGCATTTTTTTAGCTTCTTTACTAATCTCACTAAATTTACTCCCTATAAATCTTTTTACCGAATAAATTGTATTTTTAGGGTTCGTAACCCCCTGTCTTTTAGCTGGGTCACCAACAGACCTATCACCTTCTTTATACGATACTACAGAAGGGGTGGTCCTTTTACCTTCTGAATTTACAATTATTACGGGTGAACCCGCTTCTACCACCGAAACACACGAATTCGTGGTCCCTAAATCAATTCCAATTACTTTTCCCATTTTTATTAATTTTCTTTTATTTTATTTGTTTATGAAATTATTTTCATTACTTTTGTACTACAAATAGTATACCAAAGGTAATAAAGTATAGTTTAAATGTCAAACCTGACATCACTAGTGACATTATGTCAGGTATTGATTATTATAAGAAATATAGTAAATTTAAATAAAAAAAATATGATAGATTTTAGTGCAGACTCAGAGATGGGTGAAATTAGTGGAAGTGAAAGACCTATAGAACCACAAAGTGAGAATGGGACACCTATATTGGATAATTTTTCAAGAGATTTAACATCTTTGGCCTCTCAAGGTAAATTAGACCCTGTAATAGGTAGAGATGATGAGGTTAAGAGAATAGTTCAAATATTAGCTCGTAGAAAAAAGAATAATCCTGTTTTAATTGGTGAACCTGGTGCTGGTAAAACTTCTGTTGTGGAGATGTTAGCTACTATGATTCACAAAGGAGATTGTCCTCGAAAACTTTTAGGGAAAAGAATTGTTTTATTAGAACTATCTTCTTTAGTAGCTGGTACCAAATATAGAGGTCAGTTTGAAGAGAGGATGAAAGCGATTATAGATGAGTTACGTGAAAATAAAGATGTTATAATTTTTATAGATGAAATCCACACAGTTGTGGGTACTGGTAATTCTTCTGGTAATTTAGATGCGGCCAATATTTTTAAACCACCATTGTCTAGAGGTGAAGTTCAATGTATTGGTGCTACAACCTTAGATGAGTATAGAGAAAAGATTGAAAAGGATGGTGCTTTAGAAAGGAGGTTTCAAAAAGTTATTATTGACCCACCTAGTTTAGAAGAGACAATAGAAATTTTAGAAAACATTAAACATGTATATGAAAATCACCACAATGTTAGTTATGATAGAGAATGTGTAGAATTATGTGTTAAACTAGCAGACCGTTATATTAGTGATAGAGCTTTTCCAGACAAAGCAATAGATGTGGTTGATGAGGTGGGGTCTATGGTACAAATAGAAGTTAAAACCCCTAAGTATATAGAGAAACTTAAGGCGGAAATAGATGACCTTAAGGAAGAAAAAATTTCTGTGGTAAAATCCCAAAACTATGAAAAAGCTGCTGATTTAAGAGATACTGAACGTAAGTTAATTAAGAAATTAGAGGACTACACAACTAAATGGGAAAAGAGACAATCACAAAATAAAATACCAATTTCAGTAGAGGATGTAATGCATGTAGTCTCCAAGATAACTAAAATACCTTTAAGTAGAATGAATCAAAATGAAAAAAAGAATTTACTTAATTTAGATAAACAATTAAAAAAATCAGTTATCGGACAAGATGTGGCTATTAATACTATCGTAAAATCAATACGTAGAAATTCTGTAGGTATTAAAGAGTTAGATAAACCTATTGGTTCTTTTATTTGTTTGGGTCCTACAGGGGTTGGTAAAACTCATTTAGCTAAAAAGTTGGCTGAGTTAATGTTTGGGTCTGAGGAATCTATGATTAGAGTGGATATGTCCGAATACCAAGAAAAACACTCAGTATCTAGACTAATCGGTTCACCTCCAGGATATGTTGGTTATAATGAAGGTGGTCAATTTACTGAAAAAGTTAGATTAAACCCATATTCTCTAATCTTATTTGATGAGATAGAGAAAGGTCATAGAGAAATATTTAATATTTTATTACAGATTTTGGATGACGGTTACGTTACGGACGCATCGGGTAGAAAAATTAATTTTAGAAATACCTTGATAATGATGACATCTAATATAGGGGTTAAAAAATCACAGGATTTTAGTGGCGGTCTAGGTTTTAAAACTAAAGCTACTGAACAAACCGACAAGGAACGTATAAGAACTATAATATCAAAATCATTGAAGAATACTTTTAACCCAGAATTTTTAAATCGTTTAGATGATATTATTATCTTCGAGGAATTAGATGAAAAAAGTATTAAGAAAATTGTTAAAATAGAATTAGCTAGTTTGACTGGTAGACTAACCGAAAAAGGTTATGATATAAAATTTGGTCCTAGTGTTAGTGATTATATTTGTAAGATTGGTTATGATGAAAAATTTGGAGCTAGACCACTTAAAAGAGCCATCCAATCTGAGGTAGAAGACTTTATTGCGGCACAAATTCTTAAAAATACTATATCGGAAAATGGTAAGTATACTATTAGTTATGTTAAATCAACTGATAAGCTTAAAGTGGTTGATAAACCATAACCTTATGATATTTATAGCCGATGAAATTTATAATAACACAAAAACAATCGGTACGTCTTATTAAAGAAGCGTTAGGTGTCCCTAAACCTATTGAGTTTTGGGTTGACACCTTTTCTGCTTTGGTTAAGGATGGTTTAATGATGTTATTGTCTTCTGAAGATAGAGAGGTTTTTTTTGAAGGTGGGGATGTACAAGATAAAGCTGTATCTTTAGGCTGGAATAGTCTTAATAAAAATTTTTCTGATTTTCCTTTAGCTGAACCCCAACTTAATCTACAAATAGAAATAGTTCCAGATAATGTTATTAGAAATGGTGGTGATTATATTATGAACGCGTCTTTTGATACTGAAGATATTAGTTTAAGGGACGCGACCTTTGAAGAGGGTAGAACCATTCCTTTGTTGGTGGGTGGTACTATTAATATTGAACTTAGGATTCCAGAATCGTCTTATGATAATGGTAGTTTTGTAGAACTTTTTGATACAGATATTAAACCTTATGCTGAATCAGTTTTATTTCATGAATTAACACATGTCTATGAATTTTATAAAAGAATTTTGAGTAATAGTGCTACACCTAATTTTGAGCAAGTTGCTAACCTTACACAAATGTTAAATAAAATGGGTGCTGTTGATGATTGGGATGAACTTATGTTTCTTATATACCTACATCTTTCTTTTGAATTGAATGCTAGAGTATCGGAAGTTTATGGTTTAGTTAGAAATAAAAATATAAAATCTAAAGAAGAGTTTATAGATTTCCTTAAAAGTTCTAGTGCTTGGTCATACGCTAAACGACTTAAGAACTTTACTACAGAAAATTTCATAAAGGATTTTGATGTACCACAAGAAACTATAGACCGTATAAGAGAATATGATGGTAAAGAAACACCCATAGAAGAAATTAAAGACATTGTATTGTCACAATTAATAGAAAACTGGTCAATTACCTATCAAGACTTTTTAAAAGATTTTTCCGCTGACGAAACTTTAAAAATACCTAACTTATCACCAGAAGTTACCTCCACACCAAATAATTTTTTAAAGTTCTGGGAGAGAAGATTTAATAAAGCTGGTGAAGATTCCTTACGTAAAATTTCTAGATTATATTCTTTAATTTAACTTGGTGGTTTAATATTTTTTTCTTATCTTTGTAGTATGAATTTAGAAAAAGTAAGAAATACCGCAATTAGATTAATGAGAGAACACGGACTCACTGACTACACATTTAAGTGGGATAAAGCTGTTAGAAGATTTGGTTCTTGTAACGGTAGAACAAAAGTCATAACACTTTCTAGACCGATGACTCAACACGAAACTAATGAAAGAAGAGTTATAAACACTATCCTTCATGAGATTGCTCACGGATTAGATTACAGAAACAGAGGTTATTCCAACCACGACTCTGAGTGGAAAAGAGTAGCTAGGTCTATAGGTTGTAGTGGTGATAGATGTGGTAGTAGTTCTGGTGTCGATAAGTCCCAATTTATGAAGTGGGTGGCTACATGTCCTAGTTGTGAAAGAAAAGTTTACTACGCTAGAAAAACAAAAATAGATAAAGCATGTGGTAGTTGTTGTAAAAAACATAATAATAACAAATACACATCAAAGTATAAATTTAACTGGGAATTAAATCCTAAAGTTGTAAAATATAGATAATGGAAAGACTACAATATAAAATAAAAAATGGACCAAGAGTAGAATCTGTAAATGAATTTACTCTCAATGACAATACAATAGTTGCAATGTTTCAAGGATTTAGAGGTTCTTATCCTGAATTAGATTTTATTGTTAAGTATAAAGAACCAATAAAAAAATTAAGAACCCCATCTCACACTCACTG